CTTAATAGTATTGAGAGGTGATCCAAGAATATAACCTTACAATCGAGTCCGGTCGCCATGTATTCGATTCTATTATATATGAGATCTGGATCATAACTTCCAAACCCATCAAAACAATAAAGAGACCAATTGGCAATACTATGCTCAAAGGCGGCTCGGAGTTCTTCTTCTCCATACTCTCCTATGTGTAAGGGTTTTTGTGCAACGACCGACATGAGTCCGAGGGCGGTTCTCCTATTACTTGATTCAAGCTCCAAGATCCCAACCGATTCACCTTGGTCACATAGTCTAGCTGCAAGCTCCCTACAGAATGAGGTTTTTCCTGTACCAGAGCCAGCAGTAATTGTCGTAAGTTCTCCATACCTGATCCCGTGAAGTTTCTCTTGTAATCCTTTGAAGTGATACTCATAAGCACATGGTTGTTCTGGTGTTGTGACTAGTGTTAGTAATGATTTTGCATCAATTATACCATCAGGTCGATAGGGTTTCGCGTCCCATATAGCCTTTCTTATGGCCTCCGTATCATTTGATTGGAGAGCCTCCGAAGCGTCCTTATAGTCCTCAAGCCTGGCGATTTTAACCTTACCCGGCGGTAATACCGAGCAAGCTTCTTCTGTCGCCTTTCTTCCAGCGTCGTCGCTATCAAAGAATAATACGATCTCTTCATACCCTTGAAATAGGGGTATTTGTTTCTGTATATCCTTCTTCGCTGACGCTGCACCATGCGGTAAGGATACCATAGGCCATCCAGGCATAGATTCATAGCAGCTCGCAGCATCTAACTCACCTTCAGTAACAACAATACGTTTACCATTAGCAGGAAACCTATGCTGAGCAAATAAGGTATCAGTGGAAATTCCTTCATATCTAAAGTCCTTACGTTTAGTTTTCGTCTTGACTCCCTGAAGAACTCCATCATTTGTGAAGTAAGGGAACCTTAGCGTTTGATCATACTGATAGATTTGGTAAAATTGACATGTTTTCTCTGATATATTCCTCTTATGCAGCCGTTCGGCTGATCCCATGAGGTGGATTTTATCGGTCATATGATGAGTGTGATTAACATCTTCATCGCCTGGTGTACGACTATTACAGACGAAACAAAAAGTGTGACCGTCGGAGTACAAGCTATTGCCATCCGACGATCCACAGTTATCGCAAGGTATGTGTCTTACGAATTCACTTTCGGTCATCTTTCAATTAACCAATCGAGTGGAATATTTTGGAATGAGGTCCATGGTATATCATGTTTCTCACACCATTGAGCGTATGTAGTTTTTGATCGTTTACTTATGGTGTTAAAGGGTGATTGAAAGACCATACGCAGATCTATATCTGGATTCTGTTCTTTAACACTTTTTATTTTTCTTCGGTCCTCTCCGTCCCAGTACCCCTTACACTCTAGAATAATCCCATTAGGCAGGATAAAGTCAGGTGTGTAGTTGTGGGGGATTGTATAAGAGAAACGAGTTTTTTCATATTCGAATGTAACATCAAGATTTAATAATAGATCAGCCACTTTCTCTTCTAACTGAGAACGATATTTAGAAGTCTTCTTCTTCGGTCGTGTCATCTGTAGTAGGAGTAACGTTCGGATCGCTTGTTTTAAAGCCTGAGGTTCTCCCGAATAGTTCAGCGACTTCGTTCGCATCTAGGTCTCCAGTATCAACGCCAGCTTCTCCCTTCACTGAGACAACTTGTACGCCAACCAGCTTAAGAGAGCTACCATAGGTAACCCCATCCCGTAGAATATAGGGCTTCTGATAGAAAGCCAACTTAACAGTTGATCCGCCATACAAAGGTGTTTTAACATCAGTAATAGGTGTGCCTTCCGTGTCTACCACGGGTGGTCTATTCTCTTCATTCCAAGAGAATTTAATTTTATAATTCCCTGAGCTCACTTCTTCCCATGGTTCGGGCTTACATGTAGCTCTCTTAGGATTCTTTAATTTAGATTCAGCCCACTTGAGTACTTCAGTACGTTCTTGATCTAGTAGTTCAATCATATCCTCACCAACTATAGCAGCGAGAGAGTAACCAAATTTACTAGGTGCAACAACAGCTTGAAAGCCTTCAAGGGTTACAGGTTTGTCAGTCTTGTGTATAGTTCTAGGCATCGCCTGTCAAAGCCTCTTCTAGTGATTGTGGCTCGCTGAGTTCAGCAAGTTCCTTCTTAAGGGTCTCACGGTAGCTTGAGAGCTCTTCAACACGATGATCGATAGCTTCTATACGTTCTTGCATTGCGTCCTTCTCAGCCTGTCTCAGCCTCTCTTCAGAGACCACAACAATTCTAGTTGGAGCAAATGCGTAATCAAATAGTGAATACATTAACAAAAGAAATAAGTGGATTTCAATACATTAGAGGGTTCAAGATCTCCAATGATCGGGGGTTTAGTCTCTGCTTCAATTTGTGTAGCAAAGTCTGTTAAATAGTCATGCTGAGCAAAGAGATGCATGTATGTCTCTCTGACTAGCGTTGACAGAATTGTCATATCTGTCGCTCTACATAATACACTGTCATGGATTAAAGCGATAGGGTGTTTGAAGCGCATTGTAGCAAGATGTAACAAAGAAGCATCGAGTGAATGGATTAGGTTAGGTGCCGTAGCTGCCTTGTGCCTAGATTTATCTACTTCATCTGTATCATCTGTTGCTATACGTAGTTTACAAAGACCTAACAACTGTAGCTGCATAGTCTCTACTTTTTTCTTCATGATCTTCTGATGTACCACAAAGCCTGATGGTGTAGTCCATTCTAACTCTGTGAGACCACGAGCTAAAGCTCTTGAGACCTCATCTTCTATCCATTTCATTACTGCCATTGGACCAGGCACAACACGGTGCATAGCATCTCTGACAGCTAAGACAGCTTGGGTAAGTTCATCTTTATCAACTTCTATACCATCCTCTTTAAGTGCGTCCCTAATATAGGTACGATTAGAGTAAGGTTTCGCATTGTAGGGTATAGTCATGACGGTTCTTTTAACCTTCTTTCTATCCCAGTTATCTCTTAATCTTAGGGGTATTTGACCTCGTGATTCCATAGCCACTACTTTATAAGCATCTTGTGGCATAGATGAACGAGTTACATTAACAAGTTCAGCAGTAGATTTATCACGAGCAAGTCCAGCTAATATTTGAAGACCACTACATGTAGCGTCTATAGCAACAGGCAGGTTGGTTACAGTCTTATCTTTCTCAATAACACAGTGATAATACTCATCACAGGCTGCTAAGAATTGCCAAGGTTCTTCCACATTTTCCCATTCGCTAATGTTACCACAAGGGTCACAAGCGATGAGTGTGATTAATGGAATATTATGTTGTACCCAGAGTTGCCTCTCTTCCATTGGACTCTTATCAAGACCAAATGTAGTAGCAACTTGAAAGGCTAACCATTTCTCAGCTTCAGGTGTAACTACACTAGACCTATCAAACTTTAATAAACTCTTACCAAAGTCTGTATCTTGTGGAGTTAAGAAAGCAGGTATAGGATAAGCTCTTCCACGGTAATCGAAACTCCATGGTATGTAGAAAGATTTACTTTTAAACCTCCTCGCTGCCTCCATAGTCATCCTTGTACGGCATGAACGTCTGAATGCACTAGCATTAGTATTCATAGCCTCTGCAGCCTGCCTTCTGTAGGTCTTACGGGCATCTTTGTTGGTTGCTATATCTGAAGGTTTAGGAGGTAAAGGAATTTCTACTATAGGAATAAACTTCCCAACGCTAATCCTTTTATACTCTAACCAGTCAGCTACATCAACAATGAATCCATTGATAACATACCCAACCTTCTGAATCTTATTGAGAAAAGCGACAGGGTTTTCTCCCTGTATACATGGTGAGTGTCCATGCCTGACCATTTCATGGCCTCTCATGACCTCATTCAGTAAATAACCCCCATGTTTTTCACCCCAATCGTTAGGTTCAATAAGCATTGGCCAAGCAAGTGGAGCAAATAGCTCACTTTCTTTCATGACTTGATCTTTGATCTCTAAAAATTCAGGTGTGGGTATCACATAATTAACCCGTCTGCGTCCTTCTTGACGCATGTCTTTATAGAACCATTGACTTGTTTCCATAATACAATCTAATAACCAAGCTCCAAGCTTTACTCTATTAGATCTTCCCCATGTTTTCCATTGTTCAACATCATACCTATTCATTAATGTTTGAATAACTACAACTTTCTGTTGAGTGCCAATAGATCTGTGCCAATAGTTCTTCTTTAAAACATTAAGCAACCCTGGAGCTTTAGATTCATAGTGCCTCATTTGACATTCTGATTCTACTGCGTGACCGATTGCATCGCATACATTAACTAACTGATTACTACTCTCTTTATGACTGAAGACCTTATCAAAGGTTAGTTTAAGAGATATAGCAGCAGAAGCTAGAGGTTCTAACTGTGATACGTAGTCCTTGATTAATTGGAATTGGTGACCTGTACCACGTGTTAAACGGTCGTGTGTAGTTTGTTCAATACGTCCAACCACAAGAGGGAGGAGAGTATCAATAGAAGCAATCCCGTATACACTAGCTGACGCATAATCCTTTTGTTCTAAGTCCTTGGTGTTCTTTCTAAGACGTTTAAGTCCTAGTCTAATCTGATCGCGTTCCAGTGCTACCTGTTCCGCAATTTGTTGTGGAGTAGCCATAAGAATCGTCTAAAACTTGATCAATTAATAATGATATTATCTCATCACGATGAGTGTGATCTTTTGGTATAGAATCTAACGCTTTGAAATAATAATCTGAATAGGGTAGAATAGTAATCATTTTGGTTCCATAAGATGTACTTGCTCCTCATCAACAATAATAAACTCATGACCTTGTTCCATTAGTTTGTTACAGAACTTAATAGCAGATTTAGGTTGAGAATATACATACTCTTTTACCTTACCTGTTTTCTTGTGATTAACTCTAATAATACAAGCTACTGAAGATGGTAGTTCCCATCCTCCAACTTTCCATTCCATAACATCATCGAAGGTATGATATACTTTACCTCCTAATGACCAGAATTCGTCAGGTTGATCTTTATACCGTTGCCAATTGTTAGGAAAATACTTCTTCTTTGCCATGAGGGATTACATCGATAAGGGACCATTGAAATTGTCGAGCTGTATCATCAGCCCAGAAGGCAGCTTCCTCATTATCTGGGAATAACCGCCATATTGTTTCTTCATCACCTTTACCAGTCATGAA